GCGGCCCTCAGCCCTTCGCCCATTTCGACATGTACCGTATCTCCACCATGGAGGACCTTCAGGCAACGGGCTTTTTTGATTATCTGGACGACGGCGCGGTGGTTGCCGCAGAGTGGAGCGAAAACGTCGCGCCGCTCGGGGCGGGGCCATTCTCTTTCTCAGGTGGGTTGGTTTTATCCAGCCGACTCCCCAATGTTCCACGCCTTACGGCGTTGATGATACCGCCACTTGCGTGTATGGCGATTACGCCTATCACCGTGGCGTGCAAATCTGACAATCGATTTTTTGAAATGAGGTAAACAAAATGAAGAAGCTGGCTAATGACCCGTCCCGTAACGTGAATGCCGTGAGCGGAATGTGGGTGCGACTGCGCAAGGACGGTTCGAAATATGATGTGCGGTACGTGAACGCTAAGGTGAAGCGAGTCTGGTCGTTGTCCCAGACTTCGCAGGGTACGGCGTGGAACGTGCAGGCCAAGGGAGTCAGGTATGAGGATTTTCTCAACGGCATGAGGTCAAGCCAGACCGATTTGGAGCATGGTTGGATGCTCATACCCGATTCCGAACGCATGAAAACGGTGCCGGTGCCGGTGCCTACAGGCATGGACGCTAAAACGGTTGGCGGCATTGTCGCGCACCCATCGATCGATGCAAGCTGGGAGTGTGAGGAGGAACGCTTCACAAGTAATGTCCATTGGCCGGTGCCCATGCCCGAGGACGCGATTCTGGAAGACGAGTTTATGGATGATGAACCCGCGCCGGATACGCAGGAGATTCCCGAAGTGCCGCCGAAGGTGAACAGTTTCGCCGTCTCCTATTGTACGATGCCTGACCTGATGATGGCTAAGGAATGCCCCGAATTGCAAGGTTTGGGCCCTATCCGTCACTTCCGTACCAGCAAGGGCCGCAAGGTGGCCTACGTTGCTTCGGCCAATGGCAGGTGCGTTGTCGCCTACCGTGCCCGTTATGAGCGTGGCAGTGACAGGCAGTTGGAAAAGGCGGTGGCCGATTACGTGGCTACCGTCCGCGACAAGTGGGTTAAGGCGGCGTGACATGAGCGAGATTCGGGAGAAAGCCGTACGCCTGTTGTTGCAGGCGGCTTACGAGATGGCCGCCGATAACGCGGATAGCGTGGCGGATATCTTCGACTGCCAGCATGGTTTTATCGATGATTTACGCCGTCGTGCCATGCTGAAGCTGGACAAGCCATACACCGCGCCGGACTTCGATACTGCGGAACAGCAGATAGCCGAAACCGGTTTGTCGTTGGACATGCTCGACAAGAGGGCGCGTGAGGCGTTCTCACAGAAGTATTCCACCGCGTATGACCGGTATGAGTGCGCTATCGGCTGGTGCATCGACGACATGCTGGGGTGGGAATGATGGAAGTCAAGATACCCACTAGCAAGATTCGTGAGGTTCTGGAGTCCTCTGGCTATGCGTATACGCCGGATAATATCGCGGCGGTGCGCGCCAACATTCCGCTTCACACGTCTGATCTGATTTTGGCGGCATTGAACGCCACCGATTTACCCGACAAGCGGTTTGCTTTGCCGCTGTTCTAAGTTCTTGCCGTCCAGCTTTTTCCTCACTTCCGCTGGGCGGCAACCCATTTTTTGCTACAAGCCAAATCAATATTTCTTTAGGAGATTATTATGAGCGCTTCAATCAAGCTCACCATTTATGGCAATTCGACGCCGCTGAAAGGCTGGAGGCATGAGGATACCGTGCATACGTGGCTGTATCCGAATGCCACTTCGGATATGGTTGACATGCTGGACGCGCTGGAATCAGGTGTCAGCCATGACGATGGCTACGATGAATGCGACTATTTCTCGTTGGATGATTACGACGAGTTTCGGGATGGTCTCACACCCGAGTGGCGCGAAGTGTTCCCCGCTTTGCCTGACAATTGGGTTGGCAGTGACGCTGAAATCAGAATCTACTGGTGAAAACTCATATCTCATTCCTAACCCAATATGGTATATGATTGATACCATCTGTTAACCATTAAGGAGGTTGTTATGGGTAAGCTGGTAGCCAATGTCGATGATGATGTCAAGGCGCGTGCCGCCGCGCTCTACGATTCCATGGGCATGAGCCTGAGCACCGCCGTCAACATGTTCCTACGCCAGTCTCTGGTGGACAACGGGTTGCCGTTCAGGCCGACGCGACACACGCCGGACGGTTATCCGGTGCCGCCTGTTCACAATGCATACATGTTCGAGCGTTCGGAGAAGGGCCATGTGATACTGCCCGCCGATTGGGATGATTCGGAGGATGATGTCTATGACCAGTACGCCAAGTGAACCGCGCCTGTATGACGTGTGGCTGATGTGGGTCGAGTTTCCCGACCATCCCGGTATCGGGAAGCCGCGTCCGGTGGTTATCACCGAGGTTGACGGTGATCTGGTGTCGGGTATCGTGGCGAAGATAACCGGCAACACTGATTGGGATGAGGCCGGTGACGTGCCGCTGCTCGACTGGAAGGCCGAGGGGCTGTTGAAGCCGTCGCTCGTGCGCTGTTCGCAACGCTTCTACTTCAACAGGAGCGAACTGCTGCAATGGTTCGGACGACTCTCGTTGAGGGACGCGGAGCATGTTAACGACGGGTTGAAAGCCACATTGGACATTCCACCATACAGGCGGAGCGTATAGCCGTTATCGTTTTCATGGCCTCATGGACTTGTTCTATGGGGCCATTCTTATAGAAACCATCATTTAGAACCGCATCATAGGGCTTTCTATGGTGCGGTTTTCACATAAATCAGCATTTAGACGGGACTTTAGAACTGTCTATTGTCCCGTTAATCGTTTTACCGAACAATAGAAAGAAGATTTTCCATCATGGATGAAGAAACCGAAGAAACCGAAGTCTATACGGTTTACATGCATGTGACGCAGATCGAGAAGCGTCACGTCACCGCGCCGAAAGGCTTGACGTTCGATCAGTTGAGCGACTGGGTTGATTGTCATGGTGTGGGCGACTTGTTGGACATTGATGAACTGGACAACGATATGGTCAGCGCCGATTGCGAGGACGGCTCTCATGTCAAGAGAAAGTGGACGAAATGATAACCGCAATCTACCGTTTCGAGCGTTTCGACCCCGCCACCAACAAAGAATTGTGGCGGCGCATCCCACGCTGGGAGCTGCGTTTCATGTGGCTTCAGGCGTGGCTTAAACACGATAAGGCGGCTCGAATCGGCTATCGGGCGTGGTTGTACGCGCGTGTTTCAGGTGGCGGCGAATGGCTGACCGGCGACATGTTGGACTGGAATCAGGAGGCAATCAATGGACGTTGAACGTATGGAGAAAGCCTTGCACGAGGTTTGGAAATACTACGACGAAGCGGGGGAGACTGGGCAAAACTATGAACTTAACCCGGATAACCTCGCCAAGTTCGCCGCCGACCTATGCAAGGAATACTCAAAAACCTTGATACACTGAAGGCCATAGGACTTGTGGCCTTCTGGGAATTAGCAAAAACCAAAACACAAGAGAGCATGGCAAACGTCACGCCCTAACATTTTTTTCAGGAGGAATATCATGCCTACTCACGTTTCTCAGAACGTCAGGGAACTCAAGGAGCTGGGTCGAAACTTGTACGCGGCCATGAGGTCAGATTTCGAGGTGAACCCGAACGCTTCAGAGCTTCCGATCGACTATTTCGAGCATATCATCGCGTGGTATCGTGACCATAAGGACGATACGGCCATGCTGAACGACGTGATGGAGGCTTGCGGCCGCGCCGGACTATCCGCAAGCGACGTGAACGAACTCCGAGATTACGCGGACACGCTGTTCCAGGCGGGTGAGCTCGATGTTGAGCGCTTGTGGGAGCTGACCTCTGAATCAACGGACGAGTGGGGCAACCCGACGCCAGTGCCGAGCCGGTACGAGGCACAATGAACCTATTGTGGCTGCGGAGCCATGCATTAAGATTCAGTGAATCTTAGTATGAACAATTCATGGCGGAATCGTTAAGACATTAACAGATAATCGGTTATCTGTTATAGAATGGCGATGCTGATAACTGATAACCATAAATGTGGGCCCGATTATACAAGAAAACCCGTGGAACACTCGGAATAGAGTCGTTCCACGGGATTTTATATATTGAGACTGTTAGAAGCCGCCACTGCCTCTCAATGAAGCACACTAGGGCGGCATTCTCATAGGTCAAACCAACCCGCCACGGCCTTGACCGAGGCGCGGATAGTATCACCATTCCGTGCGTCAGTGAAGCTGGTGGGTATCTTGTTTCCTTAGGTTCTCCAGCATGGTTTCCGAACAATAGGGGACTGGCTTACGTTTGATCGTGCGCAGCAGTTTCTCACCGGCCATCGTGCAGCGGCATGGGTCCATCTTGCAGCGTCTGCACACTTGAATGTTCACATGGTCGCCATTCGTGGACGAAAAACTGTACAACATCGACCCGAAGGGAAACTCTTCGGGGGGGGTGGCGCCCGCGCCTTGCCGAAGAAATGTTTGTCCCACATGTCGTTGCGGGGCCACCACGACTCCTCGGGCATGAATTTGCGAAAACTCTCGAACGTCGTGAATACCGCCGTGCCGATTTCGGTGCGGAAACCC